CGTTAAGAATGTTGACGGGTTTGAAGGTGAAGGCGACTTCCTATCTAAGTTTGGTTTACAAATCAGAGATCAAGTTACATTTACTGTTGCTATTAGAACCTTTGAAAGATTCGTTACTCGCAATAACCAAGATAAAGTTAGACCCCGCGAAAATGATATTATTTGGTTGCCATTAAACGAGAAGATGTATCGTATCACATATGTTGAACATGAAAGTGTATTTTATCAAACAGGTAAATTGCAAGTTTATGATATTCGTTGCGAACTTATGGAATATTCTGGTGAGAAGTTTGAAACAGGCAGACCAGAAATAGATCAGTACTTCGACGATGTTGATATGTCAGATACTGTTGTTCAAACGCTGGAAGATGTTGCTAATACAGACGTAATCTCCCAGAACTTCGATTTTGAAAAACAAGCGGATGATATTATAGACTTTTCAGAGATTGACCCATTCAGTGAAAATATCACTATTCAGGATTCATAACGATGGCAATTGCAAATTACTTTTATAACGAAACTACGAGAAAATATGTAGCATTATTTGGTACTATTTTTAACCAAATCAAAATTAAGCGTAAAGATAATACCGGTAATGAAGTACATTCTCAGATTGTTCCATTGTCGTATGCTCCTTTTCAAAAGGTACTTTCAAGATTAAACGAAGATCCGGATCTATTGAATAGTGCAAGAACTGCTATTCAGCTCCCTAGAATGTCTTTTGAAATTACTAGTCTTTTATATGATCCTGCACGCAAGTTGGCATCAACTCACAAAATGCGTAAAGAAAGCAAAGCCGAAACAAATTCATCAAGAGCATTTCTTTATGCTGCGGTTCCATATAACGTAGATTTTTCATTATACATTATGACTAAGTATTCTGAAGATGCAACACAGATAATGGAGCAAATAATTCCTTTCTTTACACCTGACTGGACCGTTACCGCAAAGATGGTACCAGACTTAGATCCAGTAGATATTCCAATCATTTTAAACTCTGTTACAACCGAGGATCTGTACGAAGGTGATTATGTTGAAAGACAAAGTATACTTTACACATTAAACTTTACACTAAAAGGCTGGTACTTCGGACCAGAGAAGCAGAAGAAAGTTATTAAATTTGTTGATGTCGATATGGCCGCAGATACTCTAGCTAATACATCATTTGCAGAATCTGTTGAAGTATATCCAATTAATATCGCCAATACTGCGGTTGGTTGGAGCGATATTGAATTTGATGACGATTGGGAAGCTAAAGTAAATTATGCTACAGATCTTGTAAGTCAAGAGCCTTTTGTTACGGATATTATTCCCGGCACTGCAAACACTGACTTAACATCAGGTAATACGTCTATAGACCTAGATGGCGGTTACGGTGTAGAAGATCTAAATTAATAAATATTTAAAAACTATAGGAAAATCAAATGGCGCAAATCCTACAACACAGAAGAGCTACAACTATTGAGTTAGCTGCCGAGCGAGGTTCAGCGGGTGAGTTCTGGATGGATGAAAGTAAAAATACTCTAGTTGTTATGGATGGTTCTACTTTAGGCGGCCATCCACTTGCTAAGAGTGTTGATATTCCTGTTAATGTATCTCAACTAAATAATGATGCTGGATATATTACATCTGCTGCAGTTTTTAGTGGTGCCTATGCAGATTTAACTGGAAAGCCAGATCTATCTGTTTACCAATTAAGTGCTAGTGCATTCAGTGGTGCTTACGCCGACCTAACTGGAAAGCCAACTATTCCTAGCGTAGTTTCAGAATTAACTAATGATTCGCAGTATCAAACACTAGCTTCTATCGAATCAAGTTATGGGTTAGATATAAGAAATGTGGGCGGTGCAGATAAAATAGACGTTTCATCATTCTTTAACGATATTGGTTATGTAACTAACACGTTTATGACTAACGCAATTAATGCATCAATTGCAAGTAAAATTGAATTGACTGATATCACCGTTGGCACAGAAAACACTCCTTCTGGCGATGGCGCGATTTCATATAATAATACAACTGGCGAGTTTAAGTACACGCCTGCTGATATGAGTTCTTATCTAACAAGTGTTTCAGGTGATCCAGCACCGCAGCTACAAAATGATTTAATTGCTAACAACGTACAAATTAAGTCAACTGTTGATGATGTTGTTTTAAATCCGTCCAATGAACTTATTGTTTTAGGTAATACTGTTATTAATGGAACACTAGATGCAACCGGTGGTGTTACTGGATACATTAGCGTAAGCTCTCTAAAATCAATAGCTGCTTCAGCAAACACATATTCGGAGTTCCAAACCGCAATAGCAAATTTGTAAGGTGAATTATGGGTAATGATAAAATAGGTGAAACGCTCGGTCTTAGACCAATGGAAGAAGCTAAGGCAGAGATCCAGCCCGAAGAAACATTTCAAGAAGAAAAATCTATTGTAGTAAAGGAGGAAATAAATCCTCCTGCTCTACTTGATGATGGTGCACAAGAAAACTTAGATGATTTAGAAGAAGCTCGCCAAAACATTAAAAATGTTATGGAAACTGGTGACGAGGCTTTGCGTGAAATACTTGAAATTGCAAAACAGTCAGAGCAACCTCGAGCGTTTGAAGTTGTTTCTACTTTAATGAAAACTATGCTAGAAGCAAACAAAGACTTGGCTGATATATCTACTAAGAAAAGATTTATTAAAGAAGAAATTAATGGACCTAAAGAAGCTGCTCAAACTAATGTAACAAATAACAATTTAATTGTTTCTACTGCTGATCTTCTTAAAATGATTAAAGGTGAAAACGAAGATGGCTGACGGTTATTTAGGAAATCCCAATCTCAAAAAGATTGGTGAGCAAATAGAATGGAGCCCAGAGCTATTAAAAGAGTACATGAAATGTGCTCAAGATCCCGTTTACTTTGCTAAGGAATATATTAAGATCGTACACGTGGATAGGGGATTTGTTCCTTTTGATATGTACGATTACCAAAAAGAAATATGTCAAAAAATATTTGATAACAGACGTGTTGCAGTTCTTACAGCTCGACAGTCTGGTAAAACGACTACAGCCGTCGCAGTAATATTACACTACATTTTATTTAATGAATATAAAACTGTTGCTATTCTAGCCAACAAAGGAGATGCCTCTAGAGAGGTTATGGCAAGGGTTAAGTTAGCGTTTGAAGCATTACCTAAATGGCTACAACAAGGCGTAGAGGAATGGAATAAAGGCAACATAGCCTTAGAAAATGGATGCCAAGTATTAGCCGGTACAACATCTTCGTCTGCAATTCGTGGTAAATCTGTTAACTTTCTATACCTCGATGAGGTTGCGTTCATTGAAGGATATGATGAATTCTTCGCTTCTGTATATCCGACAATTTCATCAGGCGAATCAACTAAACTTTTAATGACTTCAACTCCAAATGGCTTGAATCATTTTTGGAAAACTTGTAAAGGTGCAAAGGAAGGCACAAACGGATATGAATATGTAGAGGTTATGTGGTATGACGTACCAGGCCGAGATGAAAAATGGAAGAAAGAAACTATTGAATCTCTTGACCATGATGCTGAAAAGTTTGCGCAAGAGTACGAGTGTCAGTTTTTAGGAAGTTCGGGTACACTGATTAACGGTGCAGCTCTTAAAGCATTATATGCAGACAATCCTATCGCGCAAAGTGAAGGTTTTCTTCAATACGAAAAACCCGAAAGAGGTAGACAATATGTTATTACTGCTGACGTTGCCCGCGGTAAAGGTTTAGACTATTCTACATTCAATGTTTTCGATATTACTGACATGCCATATCGTCAAGTTGCAGTATATAGAGATAATATGATTGGTCCTATTGATTTTGCATCTGTGTTAAATCGTGCTGGATTGATGTATAATAGGGCAGGGATATTAGTAGAAATTAATGACATCGGCGGACAAGTAGTCGATGTATTACATATAGACTTTGGCTATGAAGATTTACTTTACACTCAAAACTCTGGGCGCAGTGGTAAAGTACTTAGTGGCGGCTTTGGCCGAAACGTTGAGAACGGAATACGAACAACTAAAACAGTTAAAGCAACTGGTTGTTCAATGTTAAAAATGTTAGTAGAACAAAATCAACTATTAATTAGAGATTTTGAAACTATACAAGAATTGAGTAGATTCTCTAGAAAAGGTACATCTTACGAGGCTGAATCTGGCTTCCATGATGACCTTGTCATGAACTTAGTATTGTTTTCTTGGATGACCGAGCAAGCATATTTTAAAGACATGACAGACATAAATACATTAACGGCGCTCAGAGAAAAAACTGATGAGCAGATTGAAGAAGAAATGTTACCGTTTGGTTTCATTGACGACGGTGAAGACTACTATGAAGATGATGGACTTAGGCTATGACCGCTCAAAAGAAAAGTAAATTGAATAATTTATAAATAGAAACAATACAATACTAAAAGCGCGTTTCTAATTAAATAAAGGAGAAAAACATGGCTTTTTCCGTAAGTCCTTCCGTTATTGTTCGTGAAGTGGATGCGAGTCAGACAGTACCAGGCGTTGCAACTCCACCAGCGGCAATCGCCGGAATTTTTAGATGGGGCCCAACAAACGATCCTATTCTGATTACTTCAGAAAATGAACTAGTGGATCGTTTTGGCAAACCCACAGATGATAACTACGAAACTTTCTATACTGCATCGGATTTCTTATCATACTCAAATGCATTATATGTCGTTCGTGCTGACGATAGTTCAGCTACAGCTACATCAACAGACACAACAGATGCTGACGCAAATAATCATGTGTTTGGTGCGTTCGAAGCAAAATATCCAGGTGCATTAGGTAACTCTATTGATGTTGCTTGGTCCACCAGTGGTTCTTTTTCAACAGAAGTTGCTGCAATAGGCGGTATCCCACGCAACGCTATTTCAAATACCGCAGTTACCCAAACCGTTAGTTTTAACGCTAACGAAGTAACATTTGAAGTTGCAAATACTGTATCGTTACCAGCTTTAACAGCAGGTGATACTCTTGTTATAGGTAACTCAAACGTTGGCTACCAAGAAATGATCATCAAAACAGCTACACTAACTACAGTTATTGATCCAGGTGCAAACACTGATCCAGCTGCTACTGGTGACGACTTTGTAGCTTACTACTCACAAAATATTACTTTCACTAATAGATACACACTTGCTGAAACTGCATTAGAAAAATTATCAGTTGTTAAAAAATGGCAACATTCTAACGTAGTTGGCAAAGCACCAGATGCATCACATGTTCACGTGGCTGTAATTGACCGAGATGGTAAAATTAGTGGTGCGGCTGGTTCTGTTTTAGAAGTATTTGAAAACTTGTCTACAACAGAAGGTGCTTCAACTCCTCAAGGTGCAACAAATTACTATGCAACAGTAATTGAAAATAATTCATCTTGGGTAACTGTTGCAAACACTAGCGTTATTGGTACAGCTTCTGCTACAGAAAACCAATACGAAGAATTTTCTGGCGGCACAGACGCGTCAACAGAATCAACTGCTACTCTTGGATCACTAGCTTTTGCTTGGGACGTATTAAAGAATTCTAACGAAATTGATGTCTCTATGATCCTTCAAGGTAAAGGTGATGATGCTGGTTTACGAGCTAACTACATTGTAGCTAATCTTGCCGATTACAGAAAAGATTGCGTAGCATTCCTATCACCATCTAAAGAAGCAGTAGTTGATGAACTCAAAACTAATGCTAAATTAGATAATGTAGTTGCATATCGTAACAAGATCCAAAGCTCTTCTTACTGGTTCATGGATTCTGGTTACAAATATCGCTACGATAAGTTTAACGACGTGTATCGTTGGACTCCACTAAATGGTGATATGGCAGGTCTTTCTTCAAGAGTAGAACCTTGGGAATCTCCAGCTGGTTACAGAAAAGGTATCATTAAGAATATCGTTAAACTAGCATTTAACCCAAGCAAACCACAAA